CCGTTCAGTTTTTTTTGAGAGCCATAGGGGGCGGCCCGAGTGCCTTCCGTGGAGCAGGCCACCCAGGCAGAGCTTGAGCGCCTTGAGGCGGTCGACACGGCCCTGGGAGCCATCGCCCTGACCCTCGCTAGGGCTCTGGATGACGGCGCCGGCATGGCCGCTGCGGCGGTGTCCAAGGAGTTGCGAGCCACGTTGAAGGAGCTGACGCCGCGCGATGGTGGCGACCCCTTCGCCGAGTTCATGGCTTCCCTGTCCGCCCCGGTTCGGGACGCCTCGGCGCCCGGAGCGACCGACTCGCGGGTCTGATCTTCACAAGTTCGCCCGTGCGCTGGGCACGCAACTCATGCCGTGGCAGCAGCACGTCGCGGACGTGGCCCTCGAGGTCGATCCGGACACCGGGCGGCTGGCTTACCGCCGGGTGATCTTGACCGTTCCACGCCAGTCAGGGAAGACGACGCTGATGCTGGCGCTGTTCCTGCACCGGATGCTCGGGATGGGCTCCCCGCAGGTCGCCGCGTATGGCGCGCAGAACGGCCTGGACGCCCGTATGCGGCTGCAGCGCGAGTGGCACGGCGTCGGGGACAAGCCGTCGGGCATCTTGCAGCGCAGTGAGGTGCTGAAGAAGACTTACACGCCGAGCTGGGCGACGGGCGCTGAGGCGCTGCTGTTCCACAACGGCAGCCGCTTGCAGGTGGTCGCCGGCACGGAGAAGTCGGGTCACGGGCAGACGCTCGACCTGGCGATGGTCGACGAGGCGTTCGCGCAGCGGGACGGTCGGCTCGAGCAGGCGCTGAGCCCGGCGATGGTCACCCGCCCGGAGCCGCAGTTGTGGTTCATCTCGACGGCGGGCAGCCCTTCGGATGCCTGGTTCCGCGACAAGGTGGAGCGCGGTCGGCAGTCGCTCGACGGCTCCTCGGGGCTGGCATTCTTCGAGTGGTCGGCGCCGCCGGATGCAGACATTCGGGACCGCGAGGCGTGGCGGGCGTGTATGCCTGCCCTGGGCCACACGATCACCGAAGAGGTGGTCGCGGCCGAGGCTGAGGGCATGGCGCCGGATGAGTTCCGCCGGGCCTATCTGAACCAGTGGGTCGACCGCGGCGCGGATGGGGCCTTCGATCTGGCTGTGTGGGCGTCGCTCGCCGATGGTCAGGCGGAGCGCGGCCGGTCTCCGGTGTTCGCGGTGGCGAGCGCCCCGGATGGCTCCTGGTCTGCGATTGCTGCTGCTTGGCTCCGTCCTGACGGTGCCGCTCAGGTGATGATCGTGGACTACCGCGAGGGCACGGCCTGGGTCGCTGCCCGGGTCGCCGACCTGCGGCAGTGGAACGGCCGAGTGCTGGTCGACACCGCCTCCAGGAGCCTTGTGGCGGACGCGCAGCGCCCATCGGACCAGGACCAGCGGCTAGCGCAGAACGCGCTGGCTACGGCGGTCGAGGGCGGCACCGTCCGTCACGGCAACCAGCCTGAACTCAACTTCTCGGTGCGGAACGCCGGCTGGGTCGCGGCTGGGGACAGTCGCCGGCTCGACCGCAAGGGCAACACAGACATTTCACCGCTGATCGCCGCCGCCCTGGCGGTGCACGGCGTGACCAACGCACCGACGAGCAGCGGATGGATGGTGGGACTGCCTTGACGAGCCCCGCCCCGATCCACCCGCTGATTCCCAACCTCTCGCAGCGCATGGCCAGCTACCAGGCCGAGCTTGCGGTGTGCGATGACTACTACCGCGGTCAGCAGCCGTTGCAGTTCCTCGCGCCCGAGGTGCGGCAGCAGGTCGGGAACCGGCTTACGTCGCTGGTCATCAACTGGCCTCGGGTGATCGTGGACTCGGTGCAGCGCCGCACGTACGTCGAGGGTTTCCGCCTCGGTGTGGGCGGTCAGGCCGACGACGAGCTGTGGCGCATCTGGCAGGCCAACGACCTAGACGAGTGGTCACAGCTCGCCCACGTCGATGCGCTTGTGCACGGTCGCGCGTTCCTCACCGTGTGGGGCAACGACGAGGACCCGCAGACGCCCCGGATCGCCGCCGAGTCGGCGCATCAGATGGTCGTGTCGTACAAGGCTGGCACGCGCCAGGTGGATGCCGCCTTGAAGCGCTGGCGGGACGATGGCGTCGAGTACGCCACCCTCTACCTGCCGGATCAGATCGTCCGGTATGCGGCCGACGCCCCGAAGGCTGGTGCGGACTCCCGCAACCTGCCGTGGCAGTTCGACCAGTCGCTACCGAACCCGCTGGGCGCGGTGCCGGTCGTGCCGCTGGTGAACCGCCCGCGGCTGCGTGACCTGAACGGCGAGTCGGAGCTGACCGACGTCATCCCGCTGGCCGACGCGGTCAATAAGCTCGCTACGGACATGATGGTGGCGTCGGAGTTCCATGCCACCAAGCGCCGCTACGCCACCGGAATCCAGATCCCGACTAGCAGCGGCTCGGAGGACGGCGCCGAGCGCCGCCGGCTGCAGGCTGAGGCTGCCGCCTACTGGGACAACGCGACCAAGGGCAAGACGTGGCTGGCCGGCGAGGGCGTCAACTTCGGGCAGTTCGACGAGGCGTCGCTGGACAACTTCGCCAACGCGATCCGCCTGCTGACGTCGCAGATCGCCGCGATCGGTGGCCTGCCGCCGGATGACCTCGGGCTGAACACGACCAACCCGGCTTCGGCTGAGGCTCGGCGTGCTGCGGAGACGACCCTGAACAACCGGGCGCACGAGAAGATGCGCGCCTGGGGCGGCTCCTACGAGCGGGCCATGCGTCTCGCCCTCGCCGTGCAGCGGGGCATCGCGGTGGCCGACCTGCCGACGGACCTGCGGGGCATGGAAACGATCTGGCGCGACCCGGAGACGCCGACGGTCGCGCAGACCGCTGACGCTGCGGTGAAGCTGTTCGTGGCCGGGATCATCGACGCCGAGCAGGCGCAGGAAGACATCGGCCTGACCCCCGTGCAGCGGGAGTCGATCGCCAAGCGCCGCGACCTCGCCGCGTCCACGGCTGCCACGGCCGACGTGAACGCCCGCATGGATCTCGCCCGCCAGTTGCAGGCCAACGACGGACTGTCCCTGAACGCCTCTCTCGCCGCCGTCGGTCTGCTGCAGGCCGCCGCGCAGAACAGCACCACCCCGGCCGCTCCGGCGGCATAGACCGACGGCAGGCACCGGGCTTCCGGCTCTGGATGGCGCCCCATCCGGCGGCGGCGGGCCTGCCGTCTCCTTCTTCCGCCCCAGGTGGGCGGCTGGCAACACCCCCGACGACGCCCCAGGAGGGCTCGTGTCCGAATCCGCACCCGAAGCACCCGTCGAGGAGACCGAGCAGGCCCCGGAGGCCGAACCGGAAACGTTCGACGCCGAGTACGTCAAGAAGCTCCGTGCCGAGGCGGCTAAGCACCGCACCGAGGCGCGAGCGGCAACGGCGGAACTCGAGAAGCAGCGCAAGGCGTCCATGACGGAAGCCGAAAAGGCTGTCGCAGAAGCCGAGCAGCGGGGCCGTTCGTCGGCCCTCGTGGAGCTGGGTGAGCGCCTCGTGCGCTCGAACTACATCGCCGAGGCGGCCCGCCGGAACCCCGAGTTCGATGCGGCTTCCGTGCTCGACGACCTCAACCTTCGCCGGTTCGTCGGCGAGGACGGGGAGCCCGACGCCAAGGCCATCGCGGCGTCGGTGGAGCGACTGGTCCCGCCGGCTGGTGGACCCAAGTTCGGCAACGCCGACCAGGGCCCACGCGGCGCCGCCAGTGCGCCCGATTTCAACGCAGAACTTCGCCGGGCCGCAGGCCGGGCGTAGCCCGCAGCACCAGTCGGCATGGCTGGCTCCGCTGCTCATCACCCCATAACGGAGGTCCACCATGCCCTACAACAACCTGATCTCGCGCACCAACGCGCAGGCCCAGATCCCCGAGGTCGTCTCCAACGACATCCTCGGCGGCCTCTCGAACCAGTCGGCGGCGCTCTCGCTGTTCCGTCAGGTCCGCATGGCGACCAACCAGACCCGGATGCCGGTTCTGTCGGCGCTGCCCACGGCCTACTTCGTGAACGGTGACACCGGCCTCAAGCAGACCACTGAGGTCGCGTGGGCGAACAAGTTCCTGAACGTCGAGGAACTGGCCGCCATCGTCCCGATCCCCGAGGCCGTCCTGGACGACGCCGGGTTCGACGTGTGGGGCTCGGTCATGCCGCTCCTCACCGACGCGATCGCCCGCAGCATCGACGCCGCCGTCTTCTTCG